AACAAATCCCGCTTTCACTTTTTCATTATCAACAAATTTGTATTTAGTACGCCCTAATTTATTGAGATGTTCCGCTATCTCTAACTTTATAACATGCTCGTTACCATCCATTAAGGACATGCTCACTCCATTATGTGAAAAATCTAGCGCATAGCCAGGGTTCTCATAGTTGGTAAATCTACCTCGTGCATATTTAACTTTCTTTACTTCCAGCTCCTTAATCTCGGCTACGGCGTCAATCGCTGGACCTGCCTTCTCTTCAACCATTGAATTCTCCTTCTTTGGTTTGTTCTTGCTTCCTGGTTTTCGACCTCTCGGCATCTTAGGTCTCCTTGGTTAGTCATTAACTGAAGATAAACCTTCAGGTGACACACGTTGTGGTTGTTTAACCATCAGTGCTCGCACACTCTTTTTTTCTTCGCAATCTGTCTAGCATTCCGTGACAATCTTTACAACACCATATCACTTCTAAAGGCTTAGAATAATCATGATGATGTGCATCAAGTTTTTCTTCCCTCATATCACAAACTTCGCAATATTCTGGTTTTTTAACCTTCCCTCCACGCAAAGCATTAGAAATTGTCCAATGTGCCTTTTTGCGTAATGGATCGTAATTTCTAAAATACTCTTTATTTCTTTCAGGGTTTTCTATAACCCATTTTTTTCTGCGTTCTTTTGCTTCTTCGACATGTTTTTTTCCATATTGTCGGTGTTTTCGTCTAAAATGTTCGATTCTACTTTGATAATATGAAGAATTCCACTCTCTTTTTTTTTCACTATTTTTTTCATTATATTTTTTATGTTTTTCTCTAATAGCCTCTTTGTTTTTTTGATAATATTCCTTAGAAGCCGAAGAAACTTTCTCTTCGTTATCTGTACGATATTTTTTACCTTTAATTTTTTCACAAACTTTACAATATGGCTGGAATCCGTCTTTCCTATTCCTGCTTTTATAAAATTCAGATTCATCTTTTTCTATTCCACATTTTGCACATTTCTTCATTCCAGACCTCCTTTTAAACGGCCTGGCTAAGTATATCAGATTCGTAACATACAGTCAAATAGGGGGCTATATTATCATAACCCCCTTAGTATTAAGTACTTTAACCGATGTCTCCGAGATCCTCGTAATCTGCTTGAGTACAAGTCACGAATAAGAGATCGGAGTCAGCGCCAACTACATCAGTACCAAGAGTAACTCTAAAGGTACCGCTGTTATCCACTTTCTCTGAGACGTTTACGACTTTTCCACCTGCTGACCAAGCTGTGTAAGCTGAGCCGTCGATGTCATCACCGTTCATGTCTTGTAGAGAAAAGGTTGTGCTATTGATAACTGTGATTTTGTAATGATTTTCATTAATCTGTGTCATCCCAGTCACGTCATGGATACCAACAACATCACCAGTAGTGTAAGTCGCTGTGGCTCCTACTGTTACAACAGGAGGATTAGCAGCTGTTACAGCGCTAATGCTCTGGTTGCTAGGTACAATAGAAGTCGTTTCAAGCACTGTAAAGCCATTCGATGTAGAAGCTGTATGGTTGGTGCTTGTGTCTTCGCAAAGCTCGTTAAGGGCATATGCAGTAGTCATACCACGGTGCCAGTAACTCTTTGCTGTTTTAGTGTCTACGGCCCACTGAGTGTAGTTCCATACTTCAATTTCATCAGGTACAAAGCCTACGTTTAAAGTATAAGCAGCTCCACCAGAGGTAAGTTTAAACTTCTTAATTCTTGCAGTCATGATTTACCTCCTTATGAATGGGTTGAATTTAAGTCAATTAACCATGAATCGTTCAATATCCGGCTAACATGATACGCGCGCCAACCCATTGTAGACCTCTGATTCAAAGGATCGTCCCCCTGTCCCAAAGGCTTATAAATGTTCTTCATAGTTCCAGCATTAAGATCAATAAGACCGTAAGCCTCTTCACCTACGATGAAGTTGCTGTAGGTGCTAGAAGAAACGTAACCATTAGGGCTTAACAACCAACGTGTGTTTCCTACGGATCCCCATTCAGCGTCATTAAGTCCGCTAGCTTGTGGATATTGAGCAACGGGAATGAATTCGTCGATAGCCTCAAGGTCATCAAGGATGTCAGTGTCTCCTAGAGCCCAGAAAGAACGACGTACAGGAGCTGTACCGAACTTATTGGCGCCTTCGATGGCTGGTGTGAACATACGAGCGCTGTTGCCCATGAGTGTCTTTACGACACCTTGGATGTCAGCGTAGGTAAGCTCGGTAGGAGTCGAACCATTTACACCATTAGTACACTGATCAGTCGATGCTGTAGAAGCAAGAACATCACGTACAAGTTCGTCTAGGGTTTCACCCATTTGGCGAGATAGAATTCCAGTAGCTTCGTTGAGAACGTTGTTCTCTACGATGTATTCAACTTGATCTGTTATAGTAATATAATCACCATATTCATCAATTTGAGCAGTCATGTCAGTAACTGATAGTTTGCTACCAGCTGGAGTTGTTCCATCAGTCAAAGCAGTGGTAGCCGTCGACAAATTCGTATATCTACGAAATTTCGCAATAGAACCGCTTTTAGCTGGAATAGATTTTTTTAGTCCAAAAAGACTATGAATAAGATAAGGCTTCGCACGTGCTAATAGAACCTTGTCATAATAGGTGTCTACAGCAGCGGGAACCTCGGAACGTGTTGTAACGTTAGCCATCCGTATCTCCGTTGAGTTTCGTTATGGCTACCGAATACAGAAAGAAACTGGAGGGTTATCCCCCCATCTTATATTTATTAGAAATCGCCACTATCTCCGCGTCGCTCATGCTCTCATACAAGCTTGCTTTACTCAAAGCCCCACTACTGCCAACGGCACTAGCCGATCCTGGTTTCTTAGCATTCTCTACCGCTTTCTTAGCGTTTCCATGCTGTGCATCCGTAAGACTGTCTTTATAATGCGCCTCTGAGTTCTTGCAAGCAAAATACGCAGCTTCCCAAGGATTAGGAGCAGAGGCAATCGCTTGCTTTACTGCATCAGGTAGCTGTTTACCATACTTTTCAATTATCCCATGAGCATCAGGGTGTTTTGACATAACCGACATCTCTGCCATTTTTTGCTCGAGAATTTTTTCTTTTCGAGCTATGTAGTTAGCTACATCAGCCTTGGTTGGAATGTCATCCATGTCCTGTTCGAAAGAATCCATCTGTTGTTGCACTTTTGCTGGAGTTTGTCTAAAACTAGCCAGCTCAGCCCTCAACGACTTGATCTCTTCCTTTTGCTCACGAGCAGACTCACGAAACGCAGACCAGTTTTTATCTTCTGGTGTTTCACTTTGAGTCTGAACCTCCTCAGCGGCGACCTGAGCATCAACGCCCGCGGTTTGTTCCTCGGCGACAGAAACTTCCGATTGCTCGGTTACGCCCGTATCTTGATCTTCTACCATTCTTGTCTCCTTTTGAGTTGTTCGGAATTTCCGAATAACTCGATTTTACGCCCGTAAGCCGGCGACGCTATAGAATGCTTCCACCCACTAACTGTGAGGTGTTAGCAACACTTTTTCCTACAATAGCAGAAACTTTTTCTTCTTGTGGAAGGCAATCAAATATACCAATATCAGGGGGGAGTATCCACACAGCCTCAATCAGGCTCTTCGGATAGTCGAAATGAAAACACATGCTTCCAACTTGAGGCCATCTTCCACGTTTACTTTTGCGAGGGTCTACATTGAAAACCTTTACCCCTTCGCGTATCACATTATATAAAAGCTGGTCTGGCTTATGAAACATCACTATCCAAAACTCTTCCCATCCATGCTTTTGACGTGTTTCACCAGCTACTTCGTTCAATTTCTTTGAAAGTGTGCGTTCTCTAAGAGCTGTTCGTGTCTCCCCGATCTGCTGTGGCATTACTTCCCCTTCTTTTGACTCTTGCTTTTTCTAGCCATCGCTAGACTTCGTAAATCCCACTTTCAGTAATATGGTCTTGGATTCCGTCAATCATCTTCTCAATGTCAACAATATTTCCTTTGCGATGTTGGCGCATTAGCTCACTGATGCTGTTGAGAGCAGTGTAAAAATCATACGCTCTCATATATACCTTGAACTCTACATCTTCTTCGGGAAGATTGTAGGTAAGCGTTGCTTTCATCTACATGCCCATTTTTTGTTGTAATTCACTTGGAGCAATACTAGCTTCAATGCTACTTATAGCTTCTCTTTCTTTGTCTTCCTGTTCTGACTTGTCCTGTAATGCCATAATAAATTGTAGAGCATTCATTATTCTGTCCTGTTCCATGCCTGAAATCTCAGACATCGCCTTCACCTGGTTTAGAACTGCAAGAGAGTTATTTTGAGAAGCTTCAGAGGTACGTTCAATTAACAATCCTATGTCAGCTTTTGCCCTTGCTTGCCTTTCTTTGCTGAGAGATAACTTGCTTATTACCTCAGCGCTCGCAAGCTTCATCTGAAGTTCTTCCTGTTCGGCGATCTTAGCTTGCTGCTGCTGCGCTGCCTGCTGTTCTTGCTCGAACGCGTCCATGAGTTCTGCTTTATTTTGTATCGGAAGTGCCTTAATTATAGCACTGTCAGGAATATTGATACCGACAGACTTAGCCTGAATCAACTGTGCATAATGCATCGCTCTTTGAGTATCTGTAAGCATTCCTTCAACAGTTACGCAATCATACTTCCCAAAATCTTTCTGATAAAATTCGGGAGTTGGTTGCTTCTGCGTAATCCTTTCAACTTTCTCCGGCGTAAAATTCGCCTGGATAAGTTTAACAATCTTGTTCCCTAGTAATTTCTGAGCAAAAGATAAATTATCAAAAAGATCCTGCAAGGTAGTAAGACCATTTGCAGAACGTACTTTCGCCAACACTCCGGACATCTGTGTGTTACCAGCATCAGCAACACCCAAAAGCTCTTCATTAGCTCCTGGTATCTCCATGATGTCTCGGTTGAGCTCTTCAGATAACGCAAACAGAGACTGTGAGGACTCTGCTGGAGGAATACGCTCCAAATCTCCAGGTTGTGAATCTTGCGTTCTTACAAGTGAAACGCCTTGACCAGTCTTGTAAACATCTAATGGATTTCGTAGCGTACCTTCTTTATATATCCACCCACTATTTACTTGGGAATCGAGAATATCGATCATTTTAGATCGACGTTTGTTAAACTCAGTTTGTGGATCACGCATGCAACGCACAACTCCCTGAAGCTTATAAGAATAATCATCGTACTGAGACTCGTAGAATCCCAATACAGGAACAAAAGGATAGTCACCCAGTCCAAAAGGATCGGACCCAGAGTACATTAACTCGCCATTGAGAATAACATTAAGCTCAACACTCTTCTCGTAGACCGTCATAATGTCTACCCAGGGGAATTGCCCCTTAAACTCTGAAAGCTGCGAGGCTCCTCCTTCCCATAGACGCGTCTCACCAGTAGACCTGTCCACCAAAAGTTTGCGCTTCTTAGAAACACGCTTCCAGTATTCATCGTAAGCAAAAAGATCAGCACTATCTTTTCTTGAGTATGGCATGTATGTAAAACGACCATCGTTGCCGTTATTAGATTTCAATTTGTCAATGTCATTGTTCTTTCCAGGTAGAAGACCCTTGGCGTCGTCTTTAGATACGTAACGCCGTCGCAATAGATAACGACAATCGCTGAGATCAGCCTGAGTAAAATATGGGTCTAGCATGAAAGCGTTGAAAGGCTCTTTGACAATCTTTATGTCACCGTTTACGCGGTCATCATCATAAGACATATATATTGATAAAAGGTTAGCGCCTGTAATACACGCTCCTTCAAAAGCACTGCTGATAATCTCGTAACCGTGCGTGTTATTCATTACCCAGAGTAGAAGGTCACTGAAGATGTCTGCTGTGTTTTGGTCGTTGCCTTCTTGGGGTTCTATGATGCTGCTCAGCCTATTCTTGCGCTGGTAGCCTGTTATCATTTTTATGATACGGCGTATCTTATTAAAGACCAAAGCGTTGCGAGACTCACCTTTCAAATACTTCTTGTCGCTTTCACTCCATTGATCGCCGACATAGTATTTTAAATCCGTGTACGCTTCGTCGTAATACTCAGCCCAATTCGTTAAAGACTCATTATATGCCTCTTCCCAGTCCTTAATAACGTCTTTATCTGAAGCCACTAGTAATACCTCTTTTGAATAAAACGCAAAATAATCAAAGCGCCAACAATAGACAAGATACCTAATATCTCCATTAATTGCCTAAGATTTAATTATACCAAACCTCACTAGACAAAAAAAGCTTTTTGTTGTCAAGCATCTTAAAAATGTGATTTTTAAATTCTTCGCCGGTTCTCTCGGTTCATCGCGTAGATTTCTTTAGGAGTAACTGACGAAGAACTAGAATATCGCTGTATTGCTGTGGCGGCGTAGCGCATCGAGTCCGCAGAATCTGAGTTTGAATCATGTAAAGGTCTATCATTGTAACACTTATGACGATCGTTCCATTCTTTCCTGTAAAGTGAAAGACATTTTAATCCTTTAGCACACTTTTTCTCATCAAACCAACATCTAGGCAAAATACTACGAACGGCCTCTATTCCATCCATTATGGGTAATCTAGGCAAGACTATTGGCTTCAAACCTAAATCTCTCATTACTTGCACTCTAGACATACCAGAACTAAGCTCATGAACATCTGCATCATGAGGAACAATAATTTTGTCATAAAGATATGGCTTTTCTCTTATCTTCTTCACATAGTGCGGAATGGGTTCAGAATTATTCGCATAGTAATCTATAAAGTGGATTGAAGCCCCTATTTCCTGCCAAAACCACAATACAAAATTATCGCTATAACCCAAGTCCATAGACACATTAACTTCAGCAGATGGTTGCCAAGCTACATTTCCTATACGTTCATCAAGCATAGCGTCATCTAAAAATTTAGAATAATAACTACCAGTAGCGCCGTGGTTAAAATCAACTAGGTACTCTTGCCTCAAATGATCTAAATCTGCTCCACGCTCTATTTCAGCATCGAAGAACTCTTGTGTAATTACACCAGTCTCTATACTCGTCTTGACATCTACAAACC